CGAGCGTGCGAGCGCCCGCTTCTGTAGCCCGAGTTCGCCGCTCACCCATCGCTCGCGAAGCGCCTCGAGCTCGGCGAGCACGTCAGGCGGCAGCTGCCCGTGCCACGCAGTGAAGCCGGGCTGGTAGTTCCGCACGCGACTCACAATCTCGTCGGCGATGCTCGATTGCTTTGCCTTACTCACGTGGAGCCTCGCGATAGCGGAGGATTTTCCAGAGCACGAGACGCTGGACGCGAGCAAGCTCGGTGATGCTTTCTTCCGAGATGGTCGGCCCGAGAACCGCATGACCGATCTCGTGGAGGATCGTCTCGAGACGCTGCCCGTCCTTCAGGCGCTCGTCCACCAACATTTTGGGAGGCTGCTCGTCAAAGCACGTCCAGCCGTCAGCGCGACCTTTCAGCCGCGAGAACCGCAACAGCCACCGCTTGCCAGCGATGGTGACGTGGTGATCCTGCGGCACGGCGTCCCTCCGTTGCGATTCATGGTGGATAACGTGTCAATTCGCAGCGGCACGACGGGCGTTCTTGATGGCACGACGCACCAGCATGCGACCGACGGCGTCGAGGAATGGGAGACCGCGAGCCGCTGCCTCTTCTCGCATCACGGCGACGACTTCCTCGATGCGTTCCGGTCGTTCGCACTCGTCTGGTCCCCATGCGTCCATTTCGGCGGCCTTGGCACGGCACTGGCACGTCGGCGTCGGCTCGATGCCGAAACGCTTGAGGAGTTTTGAGAGTTCGGTGCCGGGACCGTGCGTCGGCACCGCTGTAAGCGGAGTCGTGAACCCGGGCTTTGGATGCCTTGGGTACGCAGGGTGGTCAACGTCGATCGTCCACTTGTCGCCGTCTTGTGCGATGACGCACGGCATGACCTCGTCGAGCGAGTAGCCACGAGAAGCGCAGGCAGCGTATAGATGCTCCTTTGCACACACAATCATGGCAGTGGGTTGCGCTGCATAAAGAAATCAAAGCTCAACGTCCAAGACGCCAAGTAATTGGTGATGTTTATAACACGGAAGTTATCGTGCGTCAGCGACACGCCTTCATTGAGTTGAGCAACGGTAAATGTTGATGACGCGAGATTCGTGAACAAAAGCAACTGAGTGCAATTAATGAAGCCGCCAACAGCCCCGCCGCCTAAGCCAGAACTGCTCAACCTGCCAGTCATCCGAATTTGCAATCCGCATGACATGCCAAACAAGGGACTATTGCAGAACCCTGTAACGGGATGCACAAAGCCTGCGGCGATATAAACTCTGTACGGTCCGGGCTGAACTGGCACTGATGGGTCTGGAACGCGGCAATCTGCGTTTGTGTCTCTTCCGCCAAGCGTGAACTGCTCAGACACGGCCTCGGCCATGCAGCCGCCTTGGTTTTCGACTGTCAACAGAGAGCCCGTGTAAACGCCGTTTGGACTGTCTGTCCCAAGAAAAGACTGCCCGTTTGAGCGGTTTTGAGAGGAAAAGTTGCTTATTGCAAAAGTGACGGAACCAGAGCATGTGGCAGAAACAGTACAGCACGGGCACGTCATTGGCTCATTCTCACGGGTACGTCATGCCAGCCAGCGACAGAAACGATGCGGTGTAGGTGGAAACGACAATCGTCACCGTGGCGGTGACCGGAGTCTTCGTCACGGTTATCACGCAGTTCGACGTATTCAGCGTCGCCGCGATCTGAATATCAGTGACGACAGTGCGAGTGGCGAATTGACTCGCGAACAAATGACCAAACGTCTGATTCTTGCCGGTGTCTACGAGATACCACGCGGTGCCGTCCTTCGCGATGCTGCACGCGATTTGCGAGTTCGCCGGAACGCTGGACAGAGGAAACGTCCGATTGAATGCGTTTACTGTCTGTCCGTTTGCGACCAGTTGCACCACCTTCTCAGAATTTGGATTCCACGGCCCGGTGAACGTCGCGATGCGAAACGCCTTCCGTGCATCAGACGCGACCGTGCCAAACCGCAGCGGCTCCGCACCGCGATCGCCCGCCTCGTAGTCGCGAACGACTGCGGCGATACGCTCGGCCGAGCCCTTCGTAAACGTCACGCGTTGCGGTCGTGCCGCTGCCCCGTCTGGCCGCTGTGGCATCTCAGCCCTCGTAGACGGTCAGCACGAGCCGTGAGTTGGCGACAGCCGCCTTCGCTCCGTAGTCGCCTGCCGAGAGCCGCAGCATCGCAGCCTCGCCAGCACGCAGCGTGACGGCGTCGTAGAGCGTCGTGCCGTCCAAGCGACCGAACGACACGGTATGGGTTCCAGTCGTCGCCAGCGACCGGGCGAACGCGAGACCCAGCGTCGAGAGCGTCGAGGTCGTGATCTGCTGCGTCGCAGTGCCGAGGTTGAGCGTGACCGCGAGCATGCCGGTCGTCGTCATATCCGCCGTGACGCCAGCTGCTGCGAATGACTGCGAGAGCGAGCCCTTCGAGACCTGACCGGTGATGGTGTAGTTCACGTCTGCCATGATGTTTCCTTAGAAGGGCGGTGTGCCGAAGTAGCTGCCGAAGTCAACCTCGCGGAATACGCGACGCTCAAGGATGATCGGCGACGTGTTCGCGGAAGCAAGAGCTCCGGCGTCGGTCAGCGCGACCGGGCTGGCGGCGGCAACGTCTTCGCCGTCGAGCTTCACCGTGGCTCGCTTCTTTGTGGAGCCGTCGAGGTAGTTCAGCCCGATGTTCGGCAGGAGCAGGTTCCACCCGCTTTGTCGGAACACGAGCTCGGTCGTGCCGGTCCAATAGTTGATCTCGATGTCGTTTACGACCTCAGTCGTTTTCTGTGCGGAAATGCCCGCACACTGCCACGTATGCCTAGCGCCCCAGAGGTACGGCGATGCGTTGATGCCGTTCGTCACTGCTGCGGCGAGATCGGCCGGGAACGTGGATCGGTTCCATGCGATCGTCGCCCGCACCTCTGCCTCTAGCGTCGTCAACCCCTCAAAGTAGTCGTACGCGGCGTTTGTGAGCGGTCTCCGGTCACTATTGCCGCTGCCGTGGTAATAGACGAGCGCGGGCACTTGAGCCCCGCCAGTCGAGAACGACCACACATCGGGACGGGCGAGCGGGTTCGGCTGAAAGTCGCTCGTGCCAACCTGCGGCACTTCGTACGAGTACGTCGCCTCGACGTGGTAGCGGTCTGTTTCGGTGAACGATCCATTCGTGCAGATAAGGTAGGCGTACTCCGGGTGCGGCGCTCCGTGGTAGATGCCGACCGCGTCAAGGACGTTCTGTGTGGATTCGGGTGCATCAACGGTGACGATGACCCTCCGCTGAGCCGTCGGTGACGAGCCGAAGCGATGCTCGAACGTGCGAGGCAGGATCTCGGTGGTTTGCAGGATCGCCACGGTCAGATCTCCACCGGGACGCCGAGCAGCCGAAGTTCCGCACGCAGTCCCTGAAGCTCGCGAGTCTGTTTGCGGGCTTCCTCAATCGCTGGATCTTCCCGCCCCGAGGCGATCCGCAGGAACTCGTCGATTCCACCGGAGCGGATGTCCTGCACCCGGAGCGGCTCCTGCGAGACCTGCGAGAGCTTCTCAAGCCTGTCTGCGGTAATCTCCGCGACGCGCGTGTCGAACTTGACCTGGAGATCAAGCCCGGCTTTCAAGTCTTCGATCGCAGCGTTGAACTGATCCGGGTCGATGATCTGATTTGTCAGTTGGCTTCGCAGCTCGTTGATGCGTCCAGTGAACGAGTCGAAAGCCTCTTGCGAAATCTCAAATGCAGCGCCTGAGCGGTTGAGCTCGTCTTGGATGTCCACGAGTGCTTTGCTCTGGTCGAGCGCCTCGCCAAACGCATCCTTCAGCCTGGTCACGGCGGTGACGTACGTATCCGGGTCGATCACGTCCTCTTCGAGCTGCTTCCGCAGGTCTTGAATCGTCGTCTGGAATTGCTGGAACGCACCCGGGGCAATCTTGAACGCGTCGAACGAGAACGCCTGATCAAGATCTGCGTTGACCTTTGCAACGATCTCGGCGTTCCGCTTGGCCGCCTTGTCTTGATCGGCAAGCTGTCGCTCCAGTGCGGCGCTCGCCTCGTTGCGGCGTGCGGTCTCTTCGCCGATGAGTCCGTTCAGCCGGGCCTGCGCTTCGGCGATCGCGATTGCCTCGGCTTCAACGATCTGCCCGTCGGCCGCAGCGGACTCAGCAGCAGCGCGGTACGCGTTGAACGCTTCGCGAAGTCGCTCGGCTGGAAGCCCGGTGCTCTCCTCGAGCTTAATGACTTTCGCCAGAGCGCTATCGACCTGTGTCTGAATCTGCGTGATCGGGCTGCGTGCGTTCTCGACGGCCGCACGAATCTGATCGACCGCCTGCGTGGCGGCACTCTGATTCGGCGTCTCGCCAGAGAGAAAGCGGTTGTACGCGTCCTCAAACGCCTTGTTTCTCGCATCGACCTGATCGCGTGCAGCGGTCGCCAAGTCCTGCCCGAACTGGCTGAGCGCATCTGCGCCTTCTCCTTGGCCCGGAATAAACGAGAGGGCGACTCCCAGTGCATCTACCGCGTTGCCAATGATGCGAGCCAGCACCGCACCGATGTTGGTGAACCCATTGAACACGCGTTGGATGGTCAACCCGACGGCCGTCAACGCATCCACCACGCCAGTTAGATTATCGGACGATGTCTCAATCGATTCGGAAAACGCCCCAAAGGATGTGGCAAGAACTGCAAAGCTCTCGACGATACGGTCAAACACGCGAGCAAAAACGTCGGCCGCATTCAGCAAGCCATCCACGAAAGCCCGGCCGATATTCGCCCCGCCAGCGTCGCCGATAAATTGCCGGAACGTGTCAGCCGCAGTCTTGATGCCCGGCGCCAAGTCGGCCACGATCTGCGTGACGACGCCCTCAATCGACTTGCCCGCAAGCGTTACGGCGTCGTTGAACGCCTCGACGTTAGCCGCCTGAACATCAGTTAGCGACAGCCCGAGGCGGTTCGCTTCTTTCGCCATGTTCGCCAGTGCTTGCCCACCGCTTTCAAAAAAAGGCAGCAAGCTCGCACCGCTCTTGCCGAAAATCGCAACAGCGGCAGCTGATCGCTGTGCCGGATCTGGAATCTGTGAGATGGCGTCGGCGATACGCTGCATCTGCTGCGACGCGTTCAGTCCCACAAGTTCCGACACGCTGAGGCCAAGGTTACTGAAAGCCTCGACGCTCTCCTTGCTTCCAGCCTGTGCCTTGCCAAGCGTGACCTGTAGCCGATTGAGTGCGGCCCCAAGCTGCTCGCTCGACGTGCCCGCCAGATCGCCCGCCAGTTGCAGCCCGACGAGCTCTTCGTACGTGATGCCTAACGAGCGGGAGAGCTTGCTGCTGGCATCGATGGAATCGCCGACGCTCTTGCCGTACTGAACCAGCGACGTGCTCAGGTCACGCACAGCACCGATCGCAAGGCTCACGCCGCTGGCGACGATCTTGCCGATCTCGATGTTTCGCAGCGTCGAGAGATCACGACCGGCCTTTTTCCCAGCATTGCCAAGCGAGTCGAGCTTGCGTTCCACGTCCGACACAGACTTCGCAAGCGAAGCCGTGTTGGCGCTGATCTGCATCGCAAGGGCGAGCGAGGTAGCCATACGTCACTGATCGCCTTCGAGGTCTTGCTGCATCTGCCGCAGCACGGCATCGATCTGTGTCTGGTGTTGCGGTGCGTGCGGGTCCAGCGGCATGAAATCCTGCGGCGACGGCGGCTTGCCCTTCGTGTATGGTGCGAGCGACGCACTCGCCATCAATCCTGTCTGCCTCCAATAATCCCCAAACGGTTCGTAGTAGCGGTCGTACACGATCCACTCGGTCAGTTCCCGCGAGTCCATGTGCTCGCAGATCCACCGCACCGTCTTGCCTAGGTGGCCCGCCAGCCGAAAGAGGAAACGTCTTTCGGGGCGGGCGTTCATTCCCCCGCGATCTGGTCTGCGTCCTTCTGCGTCATGCCGTTATGGCTCATCGCCTTTTCCCAGAGGCGGTGCATCACCGCACCGTTCCTCTGCGACAGCGCGGCGATGTCGTCCTTCGTGAAAAGCAGTTCGCCCTTTTCATTACAGAGGCACGATTGCAGGTACTTCGTGCGAAAGTTATCCACATGCTTCCCGCCCGACCGGATGTATTCGAGCTCGAACGCGTCGCGTTCTCCGACGCTCATCACGCGAATGAACACGCTGTCGCCCCACTCAGGCACGGGCACCTCAAGTGGCTTCGAGTCGCTTGCGGAGAGGATCTGCTCTTTCGTCAGTGCCATATCAGTTGTCCAAAAGTGTGAACTCGACGGAATAGCGAGTGACGCCGTTGAGTTCGGCAACGGCGCTCACTGATGCCAATGCTGCCGCCTGCGTCAAGTCCATGCCGCCACCCGTGATCGTCAGCGTGCCGCGATTGCCGACGACGCTGATGCTCGGGACAGCACCTAGCGCAGTGACAGACACACTGCCCGGCTGCGGACTGAAGTTGGCGGACCGTCCGACGTTCTCGCCGCCGTAGGTCCACGACAGCCCGGTGACCTCGGAAAACGTCACGCCGCCCCACGAGACGCCGATGCCCGTCGAATTGATCGCCACGGCGGGAGCCTCCCCGCGTCAGCGAGCCACGCGGAACGTGGCCGAGCCTCGGATCACGTCGTTGGTCGCCAGCGTCACCGACGAGCTCGACACCGTCGCCGCCTTCAACAGGGTCAGACCGCCCGAAATTACGAGCGTGCCAGTAGCGGCGTCGGTGATCACAGCGTTTCCAAGATACTCGATCGTGACCTCTCGCCCCGTGTCGGTGGCAGACCCGGTGAGCGGACGGTCCTGCGTGGTTACCTGAGCGCCGGTCGTGAGCCCGAGGTGTGACACGTCGATTGTGTCACCAGCGGCCACGTCGTTGAGGTTGTACGTGATGGTTGTGACGGTGTAGGTCGTGCCTGCGAACGAGAACGTCGTGCCCGAGGAGCTATGCGGCGTGGGAATGGACATATGTCACTCTCTCCACCAGATGTCGTAGGACTGCGTGACTGAGTACGAGGGCGGCTGGTCGGAACCGGCGAGCGTCACGAAGTCGTCGACCTCGTTCTCCAGACTCACCTGCTCGACTACTGTATTGTCCACCGTGCCACCCCACCCATCCAGAACGCGACGCATGGCATCTGCCGCCTCGCGGGCCTGGTTGTAGGTGGTGGCAATGACCGTGTAGTCCACGCTGACGCGGGGCGTCCCGGCCGGTCCGGTGAGCGTCTGAATCCGTTCGATGCCAGTGCGACGCCAAATGACGAACGGCAGGGCCGACGAGGCGGGAGCTTGGTGTGGGTAGATCCGCGTGCCGACCAGCGTCGTCACGGCGGTCGCTGAGACGAGCGTGTCGAGGAGCACTTTCTCGGGGGATTTGAGGCTCATTTCTTCTTTGCCCGGCGACGCGGATTCAGTCTTTCGCGGATTGCGTTCTGGAGCCCACGGGTCATCTCAATCCGCAGAATCGACCGCTGCTGCGAGACCGTCTGCTCATACGCTGTCCGCACAGGTGGCTTTTTGAGGCTTCCGCCGACCGGCATCTTTTTGAGCGTAAGCGTCTTGTTCGACGAACGAGCCGCCATGAAAAACGTGTGCTTGCCCGTCGTCCGTAGCTTTCTGCCGCCCGTCGGCAGGATTCGGAAGTTCCCTCGCTTGCCGCCCTTGTTGTTCCAACTGGATGCGATCACGAATCCACGGCTCGACTGCTTGCGAACCTTTCTTTCCTTCGTGCCGAACTCCAGCCAGCGTTGGTGGTGGCCTTTTTCGTTCGCCTTGAGGTCTTCGGCTTTTTTCTTTGGAGGCGACCGAAAGCCTGCCAGTGCTACGGCGTTTCCGTACGTGCCTTTCGTGTACTTCTTCACCTTGATCGCCACGGCACGCCGCAGATTTCCGGTCGGTCCACGAGGCGTGGTCTGCTTAAGTCGCCTTGCGCCAGGGGCGATCGCCTTACGAACGGCCGCCCCGATGTACTTCGCCGCGAGCGTCTTCGGCAGCTGGCGAAACCCTTGAGCGAGCTGCTCAAGCTCAGGGAACTCGACTTTGATGTCGATGCCAGCCATCACGTCCGCTCCTCGCATATGCACTCGTGCTCGCTGCGATTGCCGTGCTCGAGCAGCGACACGATGTCGAGCGTGCGACCACGCCACGCGAACCGCATCTGCTGCGTGAGCCCTGGGATGTACCGCGTCCGCACCCGGTGCGTGATTGTCACCTCTTGCTGATTCGCAGCCAGCGCTTCACGTGCGGACACGCCTTCGACGCTGGCCCAGAACGCCGTCGAGTCGCTCCAAGTCAGCACCGTCTCGCCGAGCGCGTTGGTCGCACCCGTCGCGATCTGCACGGTCACGCGCTCGCGGAGCTTGCC